GGCCAACAGGGGCGTATCTATATCGATTTCATCGCAAGTCTTGAGTAAAATTTACAACATACTCACCAAGGGTGTTTCGAGTTTTAAAGTTGATGTAGACTTATCAGAAAAGGTTATTAATGACTTTAGTGGGATTAAACTAAATAAGAACTTTCATATCACAACACCAAAGAAGTCGAATTACGTTCCAAGTGTTCTTCATGGTATTTTTCCAATATCAAGAGTACCCGCTAAATTAAGCATCAATGGACCACATACCGTAAAGGATGTGGCAAAGAAATCGTTTAAACCAGTTGTTGATTTAAATAGGGAAGAATTGGAGTTTGGCAGATCTTTCATGCTTGACATCATAAAAGATTTTGGAGGTCTACCGATGAGTGAAGTTATTAAAGGTACTCCAATTTTAGCTGGAATAAATAAGAAATCCAGTAGTGGATACGGTTTTCCTTTATCGAAAGATGACTATATAGACTATGAGAATGGGGTGCTCAAAGATACATTGAGAGAAAGGTATGATAATTTTAAAAAAGATTTGTCAACAGGGAAATTCCGATTAGAGGAGGTAATATGGTGTGAGACTCTAAAGGACGAGCTAAGATCTGTAGATAAGGATCTTCCCCGTAGCTTTAGAGTTAGTACTATTCTCATGCAGCTTTTAACCAAAGAGTTATTTGGTAACATGGTGTCAAATATAGTATGTGAACGTGATTATAATGGTATAATGATTGGTATTAATCCCTATCGCGACTGGAATAATTTGTACAATGAGATCAAATCATATGACCATGTGTGGGCAGCAGATCTAGGAAATTGGGATGGTGGAATGAACCCACAAGTTCAACAAATTCTCAATGAAGTGATAGTTGATCGTTTTAAAGGAGACAAAGTTCTAGCGAGCTATGTATTGGGATTTCTTCCAAATTGTATTGTAGCCATAAATGATGATCTATTCCTGACTACGCATTCAATGCCATCAGGAAGTTTTTTAACGGCTATATATAATAGCCTTGTTAACAAATTTTATACCGCTATGTGGTTTTACAGAAACTACGTGAAGAATGAAAAAAGAAAGCCAACACTGGCACTTTTTAAAGCTATTATTTTAGATAAAGTATATGGAGATGATAGAGTTAACGGTGTAATTGGGAGCAGTTTTAGCTATCTCAATGCTCTTACAATGAAAGAATTCTTTAATTCTATAGGTATGAAGTTTACAGACTCGAAGAAAGGTGATATCCTAACAACCGAACAGGAAGTGGAAGAAATAACCTTTCTAAAACGTAGTTTTAGATATCACTCTTTATTAAAACAAACAGTAGGTCCCTTAGATACTCAAACCCTCTTTAGCACGCTTAGTTGGGTGGATGAGAGTAAGGATGTTGAGGGTGTGATGAAGGACAAAGTTAATGCTTTCCAGCGTGAGATTTTCTTGCATGAAGATTTATATGCTCAGTGTATGGAAAAAGTTAAAGGACAATGTAAACACATGGGATTACATGTAAAATTTTTATCGGAAGAGGATTTGATTGAAATGTATGAAAATGATGTCTATACTATTAATAGTGATATTTATGGAATAAATATCACGACGCGCGGTGATGATTTATCGGCTTTCAAAAGAGTTTGTCTACAGAACTCGGCGTGAAAGTCACCGCGATATCTATGTAGAAAAATAACTCCCATGACTAGTCAATAATGGGGGTTATAAACACATTGACTACAGATAATAAAATAGAAATAAGAAATAATAATTTTTACTCACAATTTAGATCAAAAGCTGTGAATGAGGCTCAGGTTATTTTTGACAAATGGCCTGAATTTACATCCATTCCTAAGGAATTGCGGATGGACTTTTCGAGGGTTTTAGAAAAACCTTTTTTTATTAAAAACTTAACTTGGTCCGATTCTATGGCGGTCGGAGCAAATGTAGGAGCTATCCTCCTACCATCAGATATAATAGTTAATGAACTATTACACAAACCATTTCAAACAGCAGTTTACTTTCGTATGAAAATATGCTTGATGATACAAGTTTCAGGAACCCCGATGCACTCAGGCTGTTTAATAGCAGCTGCAATGCCTCCTCTCTTTCCTGCGGCGCAGTTGAACCAGCTACTACCTGCACCACACGCATTTTTATTTGCTAATGAAAGTACCCCTATTTGTGTTGAAGTTCCGTTTTACTCACCAACAGTGGTTAGATATACTTCACCCTATTCAGTACCGCCAGACGCATTCGACTATGCTAGAGTTACGATTCAAGTTATAAATTCTTTAGGAGTTCCTACAGGTGGTTCAACTAGTGTAACTGTTTCTGTTCAAGCAGTAGTTAAGGATTGTGAATTTTATGTACCAGCTGTTAATCCCGTAGAATATATACCCATTGTAGCAGAATCTGGTTTTATGAAAATACCGACTAAGATATTTGATGGTTTGGCATATGGTGCTAAGAGTGTCTTAGGAGATGTTATTGACTCTACTAGGCAAGTCGTGAGGGCATATACAGGTTTTCACAACCCTAATAGTCCTGCAATTAATTCTAGGGTCATAGCTACTCACAGAAATTTCCCGAATAATGTGGACCAGCCGACTCTTTACGAAAAATTAGATCAACATGCTCAGTTTGACAGGATAGCATATGATTACTTATTTGATTCATCGCAGGACGATATGGATCTAAAATTCATATTATCTAAACCTGCTTATTTGGGAACTTTTAGAGTTAACACAACGGATCCAACTGGTACCCGTTTGTTTGCTACACCCATTACCCCATGCATAGAAGACGATAGAGTACCTACTGGTTTATATCGCAATTTCTTTTGTTCTCCAATGAGACTCTTATTTGAATCATCGTTATATTGGCGAGGTAGTCTTAAGATGCACATACAGTCAAGTATGAATAATTTTCAGTATTGCAAGCTGTTAGTAGCTAGGAATTATGAGATACCTCGATCAGCTCTCTATGATTATATAGCAATGAGTGATGTCACTGGTTTAATGACAGAAACACTGGAGTTTTCCGCAGGTGGGCAGTTACAAACTATAGATCTACCTTTCTGCAGTTTGAACGAGCAAATCTGTTGTTATAAGGATTCTACTATGAATGCATTAGTACATGGTCTCGTTTCTATATATCTATTACAACCCCTAGTAGTTAATGGATCATCACCTACTAGCTGTGAATTTAATGTGTACTTTTCTGCAGGTGAAGATTTTCAATTTTATGGCTACTCCAATGACAATGTAGGAAGATCTTTATTTGGTCTTACTGCAGAATCTGCAGTAACGGTGGAACCTAGTCAACAGAATGAAGTGTTGAACGACCCTGAGGAGAGAGATTATACAAAACTTCGTAACTTGGACTTTAAACCAATGACAAATATTCGAGATTATATCAGAAGAATGGTTTTAGTAGGGCAAGTTAAGTATAATAACGCAGGATCATATAATGAGACAGATGTTTACGATATAGCCGATCTATTAAGAGGTAATCTCGGTGGATTTTCTGCTGTACAAAGACCTACTTCCATGGCTTTACGTACTATGTATTATGGATGTACCGGCGGTTTTAAAATCAAAGTTAAGGCGATTGGCGCGCAAGATATGGTGGTTAAGTACTATCCTCCACAACATTATACAAAGACAGGACCTTTAGCTGATAACTATTGGTATAAAACCCAACCAAACGGTCTTGGAATTAGTGAGGTAAACTATAGATCTAGAGAATCATCTACTGGTACCAATTTTGCAGACGTGCTACCCAATGCAACACCATTTCAAGAAATACCAGTAGTTTCGAGGTATGCAGGTGGCAAAACTCTATCTGATAACAGAAATATATTAGAGAGTGAGTTTGTCATCCCTAATATGTCTGTCTTCAGATTTGTTTCATCTGAAGCAATATATTCCTCCACTGGGCGCCCTTTAGCATCATCTAGCTATGGTTCGTTTTCGGTATCTTTCGTAAGAAAATCAACTTATCCGGATCCTGATGACACAGTGTACTTAAACATATATCTGGGAGCTACTGATGAAACTAGACTCGGACAACATTTTGGTTTTGTAGGTGCTATTATTCCTATATCTACTGATCCAAGCACTGATTTAGATTATAGGAGCCAATCTGATTTCAATCAAGGCTTGGGTACCACAACATATGAGGGCTTTCCCCTCCTGTCTGTTAAGAGTTATAAAGGCTCTTATTTTATAAAAACAACTTAAATTAAATTAAAATTGTAATGTATTGAAGGTTTTATAAGTCCCGTGGGGACTATAAAATAATAACGGTG